AGTTTATCAAGTTGATGATCTAATGTTTTAATTTGTTTTGCCAGATCGTATTTGTTTTTATGTAGAGCGATACAGTAATAGATTGCATCTTTTCTAGATAAAAATTCAACAGTATCAACACGTCCTTCTCTAACTTGCCAGGCTTTGTCAGATTTTTTTAATACAAAGTTATTACCTACTCTAACAGTGGTTCCTATTTGATAACAAAAAGGAAAATTAGATTGTGAGAGTTTAGCAAGTTCCTGTTCTGTAAACCTGCGAATTTTTTCTAAATCAAATTCAGTGTATTTTTTTGTAGATGATTTTGCCATCTTCATTGACCCGTACTAGGACGTCTTTAACTGTGAGTTGATTAGCAAGGATTTGTTCTCTTTCTGTTAAATCTGTTTTATTAACTGATTCACTAGAAAACTTTTCCAACAACTGATACTCTTCGTTGGTCAATGGCATGAATAATTTGTTTTTTGTAAGTTCGACTATTTTCATAAAGTTAAATCCTCTAACTCTATTTATAGTCCAATGGCGCCTTTGGATAAAAAAGCAATGACTGCGGCTGTGAGTACACCAATTATAGTAATACCATATTTGATTACTTGGGCATTACGATTACGCTCGTTAGATGTGAGACAGTTCTTGATATCAACCATATGGTCTTCAAGTTTGTCCATTCTAGATTCTAAATTGTCTAATTTGTCTTCCAACGCCTTGTACCTTTCGGCACATAATTCAACGTGGGCTTCTAGATTTTCTTTCTCAATTTTTGCTGGTGCTGACATACGTCGTGTCTCATTAAACTGTGACTCGATGCCATCTTATGTGCCTATTTGTTGCCTTAATGTGTGCCTTAATGTTGTGCCTTAAGCATCTTGTAGCATTATTGCTACGTTAATATTTATACAAATGGCCTAGTAATAAAGTGTATGTTTTTATACTTCCCTTGTGTGTAAAACACTGGTTGTGGTGGTGCTGGTGCTGTTTCGTCAAGTCCTAGTATTATAGGAACATTTTCAAAGTCTCGTGCAAGTACTCCAAACTGATCCCCGTTTTCTAAGTATGCATCTTGATATTCAACATCAAATTCAAATGCCCAAAAGTTATATTTGAATCCCACTTCGCTCATGTAGTAGTCGCCAAAGTTTAATCTTTTAGTGTCTGCTGAATGACTTTTTACTTGTTCAATACGAAAGATCTGAGTTTTAAGTCCCAGTATCTGTTGTATGGTTTCCCAGTTACGTTGCTGGTTTCTTTCTTTATCAAGTTTATCATTCCATTGGGTAACACCAGTTTCAGTGATGTCTATTAAGGTAAATCCCCAATGTGTCCAAATTCTTTGATCGGTTCTCATATAGATATTTATAGACTAGAAATTGAGGTCAAAAAAAAGCACTCCGAAGAGTGCTTTCTTTATAGTATAAACTACAAATTATACAGCAACGTAGAATGTTTTTACGTTAACAGTAGCACTTGATAAGTCAACTGAGTCAACTGTACCTAATGCTTGAATTTGTGCTTGTAGATCTGAACCACCTGTTGGTGTGAACAATGGACCTTCAATAATGAAAGTTTGTTCTGTGTTTGTGTTACCTAATGGGCCAGCAACTAAAATTGTGTGCATTTGTTGGATTGTATTTAATACAGCCGCTTGTGCACCTTCTGGACCTGCTGAACCGTTCACTGCGTTAACATAGTCAACTGTGAAGATTGTTAAGTCCTTACCTACGTTCTCAAAAGGAACTGAGGTTGCTGTTGGGTTAGTTCTTGTAAATGTTGCCATTTTTGTTTCTCCAAATATTTTACCCGAGTATGTCCGGGCATACTAATATTTATACAAGGAGGGTAAGAACCATTATATGCTACTATATTGATTTTATTTCAAAAGTTCTATTTCTAAGAGGGATTTGGCCATTGTTACGATCGTATTCATCTATTAAGGAAAGTAATCCGCCACATAGTCCAAATTTTGGATCCGGTTGTATGTATTTTAATGACTCTACTAGATATTTGTAATTAACTAGTGGGTTACCATCAAGATTGTTTTCTTCCCACCATGGATCAGTCATATGTGTCCAGCGATCAATACGAGATAGACCAGAATAGTTAATGTTTAATTCTTTACACATTTCATAATGTTGCATTACTTCCATATGATTTTTTTGTTGTGTAACAAAACTAGTGTTAACTCTATATATTCCCATGTCTTGCATGGCTTTGGCTCCATCTATCAGAGTCTGAAATTTACCACCACGTATTAGTTTATATGTTTCTGGTGTGGCCGCATCGAAACTGATACAGACGCTGAATATTTGATCTTTAATTTTACGCAATAGATCTAGATTTTTTGTAACTAGATTTCCGTTTGTGGTAATATTAAATTGAAAACATTTAGGAAGGTCATCACGCATAAAAAAGTTTTTCCAAGCAGTGCTGGCAAACACATCACCTGATCCGTCACATTGTATAGTCACAGTTTGATCAAAGTCTTGATAATCTTCTATTAGTCGATTTAATATACGTTCAGCCTTTTCATTAGCAGGCTTTTCCCATTCAACTTCATATCTACAACTACCGCATTTAAGATTACAGTTTCTATCAATCTGTATGTTTAGCCAAATTGGTAAAGTAGGTCTGTTTATGTTGTCAAAGTCATCTATCTCTTCTAAATTCCATAACTTGCTACATTGATCTTTAAGACAGTGTTTAAAACTTTGATCAAAAATAGACTCTCTAAATTTTTCAAAGTTTTCGTTTTGATAAATTTCAGCCAAAGGAGTCGTTAGGATATTGCCCATGTCAGCATCAAATGTATGCCATCCAGCACACAAACATGAGGCTACATGTCCTTCAGGATAGATACCTACCTGTTCAAAAGGTTCATTGCAATACTTGACCATTAACTAACCTTGGTTTTGAATGTTTGATATAGGTCGTTTTGTATAGTAATTGCGTTGGCTAATTGTTTGATTTTTCTAACAACTACTGCTTTTTCGCTGTCAGATGTTCTATGCCAATCCATTACATGTCTACGTATGTCTTTGAGATTACTGTCAGATATTTTAAAATATCTTTCAAGTTCTAAGAAAAAGTTTCTGTCCATTGGCGTATTTTTATATCCATTGTCCACATCTCTTAGATATCTTTTAAATTGTAGGCTGGGTACATTAATATTATAATTTGTTTTGATTTTATTTTCATATTCATCTTGATTAGCCAATGCTACTAATAGGTTATGTAGGTCAGTGGCTGATGTACGCATACCTTTGAAACTTTGGAAAGGCAGTGTTTTCTGTGCATAAGATTTTGCACTGGCTTTGCTATGGAATCTCAACACTTCTAACATCATCACAGTTAGAAATGCAATACGTGCTATGTCTTCTGCTGACTTACCTTTGAGTCCATCAGCATTACGATATATTCTTGATTCTGATATTTCGTTGATAAAGTCTAACATTAGTTTCTCTTCATAAAGTTAGTTCTTGAAAATTCTAAACGGTCTACTAGTTTAACAGCACCACCGTCATGTCCTAGTGCTACAAAACCTTCTGGTGATGTAACACGATACCCATCGCTGGTTTTTTGAAATGTACCAATTGAGTCTACTTTACTTAATTTGTTAATTAAGAACATTTTCATTTCAATTATTCTTTTGTATACTGCTAAGATTCCTGTTAGGGTGTTGGCATTGTCAGCAATCCATTGTTCTTTTTCTTTAATCTTATCTAGTCTAGCACGAGCCGCTGGTGAATCAATACCACCTTTGAGTGCTTCAATGTCTTTCATGTGTATGTCTGTATAATACAGCATAAAGTCTTTTAAAAATTTATTAGGATCAGTTATTTGCTCACCTTTTCTAACCTGTTGATTAACAAAAGGCTTAATTGTTTTTGAAAACTGTCTGTTGCCAAGCACAGCATCTATTTTGGCTTTGCCTACTTTTTCCAATGTCTGTGTAGCGGCAAATAACATTTTAGTTATATGACTGTCTTCCTGTGGTGTTAGACTAGCAACACCTGTGTAGTCCTTATAGGTAGCATCATCAAACCATACATCCTTGTGTGGAGTAAATGAAGCAGTGTTAACACCGTAACTGGCTTTTAGATTTGCAATATCTGGACCTTCATAACTGGTATGGAATATAATACCTAGTTTAGCACGACCAATACGATCACCAATACCTGTGTTAGTTGGTACAGCATAGGTAATAGTGTTTGGTGTAAACACATAACAGTCATCACCTTTGATTTTTGCTGTAGAAACATCACCTTCTGTAAACATCAAGTCACCTTGTACAATGCCGCCAATGTTTAGTTTAGGTAAATGTTTAAGTGCTTGGTAAAGTTTTTCTGCTAGTTCAGGTTTATCTTCATAATACTTTTGTATGTTTTTAGCAGTTTTACACAGTTTAGGTTCTTTGGCAAATATTGATTTAGTGCCTACAAAGAAACGACCGTCTTGCGGATCAATACCACAGAATACAGCAGGTGAACCATCCCACTTAACAGTAACACTGGCAGTTGAGCCAGTACCGTCTGCTAACATCTTTCTTAAACTTTCAACATAGTCTATTGCAGATGTAGCACCTTGATAACCTTGATTAAAAATTAGATCTTCTAGATGTTCTAAGTGGGTGTTTTTGGCTTCTGTTAACAGCCACGGATGAGGTTTGCGTTTGATCTCATAGAGTTTCATTATGTTTGATCTGGTATAAAGTTACTAGACATCTGCCAATTTTGTCTTGCTAGTTTTAATTCTCTATTCATCGCTTTTATATCGTTTTCGTCACTAATTTTACCAAACTCGGGATGGGACCAAGTTTTAGTTTTATCATCATAATAAAAAGTATGAACTAGTCCTCTATTAGGTCCATTTTTAATTGGCATATCAACAGATTTTGGTTGTGCTTTTCTTTTTTGTGGTTGTGTTGGCTGAAGTAATTTAGATTTAAACCCTGCTTCATCTTGATATTTTTTTAATTCAGTGTCTAATACTTTTGCCCAGTGTGGAGCAACATCTTTGTCAGTTTTTGTTATCACCCACTTTGGCTTACCTTGAACATAAACCTTAGTATATGTTTGGCCTTGATAGTTTACTGTTAGTGCATTAAGATCGTTAACAACTACATTAAAGTCTTTTTTACCACGTGGCTTAGCAGTAGTTGTTGTTGTCTGTGTTGCTTGTGTTGTAACTGCACTAGGTAATTGACCAGGCCTTTTAGCCAATGTTACATCATCAAGACCAGCACCTTTGGCCATGCCTTTTACCAGACTACTTAACACACCTTCTTTTATGATATCACTAACTTTCATCTTTTGCTTTTTTAATGCCTCTTGAGAATTTTTTAGGATCACGTCCTCTAATAGCATTTAAGAAACGACGCTCTAGTTCACCTGCTAGTTCAGCGTCATAGGTTTCGTGTATGCTCTTGATAATATTGATAGCAGAATTGATCACATTATTGGCACGGCTCTCCAATATGTTTTCTTTGTCTTTATGAATTAGTAATTCATCAAGTTCTGTTAAGA